CCCCCGCCCGCTTGTATATAGTAGGTCTGCAGTTGCCCCCGCACACAAATTTTTTAAAACACACACAACTTTTTTAAAGCACACACAACTTTTAAGGGGCTTGTCTCTAGTGTAGACTAAGCTAGTCTTTTCTTTATGTATTATTAGGTAAGGGGTATTCTTGAGGTTTTTGTAGCATCAAAAACAAAGTTATTTAAGTTCTCTATCCGTTATTGCTTTGTAGACGTTTTTTAAGTCTGGCATATCTTTTAATGTTTTTATGTAGTATAAAGCACCATAGACTTCGCAGAAATAACAGAATTCCCACCTATCACAATGACTGCCATCTTTTTCTTTCCCGAATGTTTCTAGGTGATCTAGCCAAATTTGTTCTATTAACCAAATACTATCGGTGACAACGTGCACATCACATTACTTTTGATTATCTACATTGGTAATTGTTATTCCTTTATCTTTTTCCATATCTATTAATTAAAGTCATTATTCAAAATCACAACGCACCATATTCAACACGTTAGGGTACATTAGTCCCTACGCTCTTTAGTGTTATTGTTGTCAGAAAAACTACAATATTGAGTTTTAGCCCATTTATCTCCATTTTTCATAGATTAGTAGCATCCTTTAGAAGTATATACTTTTTCTGTAACTTCTTCACCTTTATGAATTCCTTTAATATGCAAAACGTAATCTTCGTTATCAGTTACAAGTTAAGACATCATTATCGTGGTTGTAGTTTTTCCATTGGTTCATAATGTTTATTAACTACAGTTCCTTCTTCAAGGTGGTTGCATCCTAATAAAATAACGCACCCTAACACCATATACAATACATAGCGAGTAATTGATTTTAATTTATTCATTTTGCATCTATTTAAGTTGTTTACAATTTAAGGTTTGCGATGTATACAAAAAACGTTAAAATTGAGGTTATAATCGAATTTTCAACTATTCGAGGTTTAAGTCTAATTCTTTCTTGTAGGCTTCTACATTTCTATACTTTTCTTTTACACTTTTTAAATAGTGACACCATCCTTCAAACATCATTATCCAATCATCTTCATCTAAAACTTCTTCTGGAAAATATGCTTTAAATTTGGAAAAAGTTATACCTATGTCGTGAGACAACGTATATAGTTTTATATTTTCTTTTTGTAACTCTTCGTATTGTAGCTCTTGCTCTATTTTTTTATAAATATCCACTATCTAATGTTTTTTACAAATATACAAATAAACTTTAAGTTTAGACGTTAAAAAACCCTTAAAATTAATTAAGGGTTCGAATTAAATTCTATTTATTTGCTACAATTTAGTTTTTATATTTTCTCCGTGAAGTTTATTGTAAGTGTCAACTAAATAATAGAGACTTTGACACTTTTTGTAATTTTCAATTTCTTCAAAGTATTTTATTACAGCGGCCATGTAATCTTTGTCTGCATATTTGTAGATTATGTGCTCTTCAGTGTTGTTTTCAAGATGTCTTACAACAGTATTTATTTCCAATTTATTTGTGTTTATATTGGCTTCTTTTATTATTTTCGTAAGTAAAATAACATCAATCTTCATTTAAAATTTCAGAATTTAATAGAAACATTTCTGTAAACGTGTCTTTATCTTTTGGCCACTGCCCTTCTAACATCGGAAACATGTCTAGTAGATCACCGTTTTTAAGCAAAGAGTCGTAAGTGTCTTTAATTTTTGCTGAACTCATTATTATAGCTGTTTATAGCGTTTGTATAATCTTCTTCTGTCCATTGGTTGAAGTCTTTACCACTACCACCGTACTTTACCTCACCTTCTTCCCCACGGATAAGTAAACAGTCTACTTTACCACCTTTTTTTCTTACATGATTTTTCACATGTATAACATGGTAAGCACCTGTACCTTTTTTTACTCGGTTTAAGTTTGATTTGTGAAATAACATTGGAATCATCCAATTTGCTTCCATTTGTTTTTTTTGCTCTATATTCATGGTTTTTTATTTATCGGTTTATCCAGGGAACAGAGGGAATATTTTCACCCTCTGATTTGACTGTTAAAACTTAATATGTTAATGGGACACTAATTCTTAAAATGGAAGGTCGTCTTCATCATCTTTGCTTGACTGATAAGGAGGGGGAGCAGAATTACTTGACTTAGATTGATCATTAGGTTTAGACGCTTCATCTTTTTGAGGTGTTCCAAAGTTATCTACTACTTTGTTAAGTAGATCAATATAAAATTTATTTGTAGGTGAAGCATCCCACTTGACTTCTTTATCTCCAAATTCATCTTCTACTTCTTCACTTTTCCACTTAGGAAGTTCACCGAAAGTAAAGTTTGATTTGACAAGTTTGCCATTACTGTCTAAAACTATAATATTTCTATAAAGTCTTCCATTTTTGTCTTCGTTTTTACTGTTGACGAACATCGTAACTGTATCTCCTTTTTTTAAGTTTTCTAAGGCTCCGATTACAGAGTTAAAATACTGATTGGTGGTCTTTACAGAACTTCCTGTGCTCATAATAGGTATTTCTAAAGAGTAACTTTCGTTTTCACCACCTATTATTAGGGATAGGACTTTACCTTGATACTTATCGTTTTTTATAGCTACATAGTTTAAACGACCTTCAATACTTAAAGTTCTATGATACCTAACTAAAGTTTCATCTTTGTTTTGAGGATTAGGAAACTCATTCTTTTCCCAACCTTCGCCTTTATCTTCTTTAGAAGAAATATAGAAAGTACCCTTTTTAATATTTACTTTCATTAAATTGTTATCTGCCATTATTATAGTTTTATTATTTGTTGTAAATATACGAATTTATTTTAGATTTAACAAGTAATCTACAGATTCTTTTATTAAAATTGTGTTATTACCTTTTGTAAGTATAGATGTATAACCCTGTTCTGTTTCATGTGCATAAGATACTTCTTCAGTATCTATACATGCCTTTCTTTCTGTGAAAATGAAATCATCATCTTGAAATTTAATTATCCTAAACTCTATTTCTGGTTCTTTATGAAGAAATTCTTCCTCTTCATCTACTTTTCCAATAATTCTATCTATTTCTCTTTGTCTGAGTTTTTCCTCTCTTTTTTCTTTTTCTTCTGCCGTTAGTTCGACATCGTCAGATAAACTTTCGTTTAATTTTGCTTCTCCTGTTTCAGAATATTTAGAATCTATATATGTAATTGGTATAAGCATTATTTTTTCTTTTTGATTTTCTTAATTTTACCATTTTCTGTTCTTGCAAACTTATGCGTAGATGTTTCTCTGGAAGGTATTTCTGTACCATAATATGTTTTGTCTCCCCACTTCCAGCTAATTCTTTTTCCTGCCATTTTAAAAGTCTTTTAATTTAATGTCATTTTCTTCTATAAATAATTCTAACTCTGCTAATACATTCCAAGCTTTATGGAATATATGTGGTAAACCACTATCATTTAATTTTTCTTTGTCTATAGAGTGTCGCAAAGAAGCATCTGCATAGGTTTGACTGCCACCATATACTCTTTTAAAGTTTAGCCAATCCGAGTCAGCATCTTCATACTGTTTTGAGTGTCCATAGAGACTGCATTTAGAAACAGCCTGTATCGCTTTAGGAAACTGTGTAAACATAACTTTATCTAAAGGTAGTTTGCCTTCGTTGTGTTTTACCCCTTTTTTTTCTGTTTTTGGGTTAAGCCTTTTTGGACGATCGTCCCCCCATCCATCTGTTATGACAGTTGCTGTCTCGCAAAAATCATATTGTTCCTCTTCTTCTGGTAAATAGTCCATATAACTATCAATAAAAGAAAATATTTTATCTGCATCTTCTTCTACATCAAAACCTTTGTCACAAATACAAAGTGGTTTAGCTTTTTTATCTAGAGTTTTTATTTCCAGCCCTTTAAAAGATCCTCTAACAGTACTAGTAGCATATCCTATATCTTTCATATATCCTAAAAGACCTCTTAACTTTATTTCTTCTCCTCTTACGTGTATTTTCATCTTTCTAAAAAATCTGTTACTTTTTTAATAATTGGGTTTCTGTGATTTGCTTTCAGTGTATGATAACCTACAATACCGCTGTCTTCTAATTTCATTGTAGCAAATATACAACTTTTGCTATTGATGCTTCTGTGGATTTGTTCTTTTGACCCACAAAAAATAATTTTACTGTCTCTACCCAACCGTGAAAGCATCATCCTAAAATCTTCGTAATTTAAATCTTCATACTCATCAATAATAACTACAGCATCCGTGTAAGTAATACCCTTAGCAAAATCTACAGGAAGTATTTCTATATCTTTGTTATCCATCATTTTCTGTGTAGAAGACGCTGCTTGTAACATATTAAAGTTGTGTACTATGGGTGCAATGTAAGGATTGAGTTTTTCTGAAATATCCCCTGGAAGAAGTCCTACTGAATTTTTAGTAATAGGTCTTGCTATGATTATTTTATTGCACATCTTTTTTCTAAAAAATGATAAAGCTAGATAGCATGATAAAAGAGTTTTTCCGCTGCCAAAATCTCCATGAAAAAAATTTACATCGTATTCATAAAAGTCGGCTGCTGCTTCTTTTTGTTCTTCATTAAGTTGCAGTTTGAATCTTGGTTCGCTTTTCAATTTTCTTTTTTCTTTGTTTTCTTTTGTAGACATTTTACATATTTTTGGACTGACCCAAATATACGAAAAATATATAATGTAAAGAAATAAATTAAACTTTTATGGCAGATCTTTTTTAAAGAATTTATTCATTATGTTTTTATTCCAATAAAGGTCGTTTTCTATTACACCTCTTGTAAACTGTTCTTTTAATTCAAAGTATGTAGCTTGCTTCTTTGTTCTACAAAAATATAATATTTCTTTTTTGTAACTCATACCTTTTTTAATTTCTTTATTGAGCGGTATGCAAGATCCTGTGTAGCCTTCCCATTTATTACCCTTAACTACTATTTTTTTAAATCGCCATACAATATTACCTTTCTTACTTTTAGCTTTGTTTTTGGTTTTGGTAACGGCTTCTCCTTCTTTTTTTAATTTCCTATAAGCTTTCTCTGAAATCTCAACTTTACGGGTAGACATTATCTGTTTCTTACCTACGTATTTCCTTCCGTTAATGTCTGTTATAAGATAAACAAAGTGTTCAACTCCTTCAGGTATGTCATCCAGAGTTGAAACTTTTTTACCCTTATGTGTCCATTCTACTGTTCGTCCTGCGGCCATCCGTAAAACCCTTGTTCTTCTCTGATTATATAATGGGGTATGTCGTCTACAGTCAAAGTTAAGTCTGACATCTGTGCCAAAGACTTCTTAACTAAAATTATATCCCCTTCTTTAGTTTGCATTTCATAGTCTTTACTGTTTTCACCTACAGTCACGACCTCAGCTTTTCTGAAAAAAGAGTTTTCTGTTATTTCAGTAGGCATATAAATACCTGACTTTGTTTTCTGTATTTCTTCATCTAGAAGTTTTACTAGAATGTATCCTCTTTTTTGCTTTGGTGGTCTTTGTAATCTCATATTAATTCTCTGTTTTAATGGTTTCTATTTTTTCTATTAACTCTTGCAGTAAATCAGGGTTGTCTTTTAACACTGGAACTAAATTATCTATACCTTGCGATATAGACGAGCCGTTGTATTTCAACCAGCTTCCCGCTTTTTCTATAATTCCTAGTCTTACTGCTGAAGATGCTACATCGGATTCTATAGTAAAGCCCTCTCCGTAAGTAAACTCTACAGAAACTTCTCTGTTTACTTTGCCTACTTTGTTTTTAGTGCACTTAATTCTAATTAAATTACCCTCAATAGTTTCCTTTTTATTACTAAGTTTTTCTTCCTCTTTAGACTTCTTTTTTGTTGATTTAAATAGCTCTAAAGTCATTGAGCTATTATGGTGTAAAGATCTTCCACCAGGAATAACTGTGTCTGGTGAATATTTGTTCACTTTGTTCATATTGTCTCGAACTTGAGATAATATAATTAGTGTGGTGTCATACTGATTACAAAGACCTACAATTATAGGTAATTGTGAAGATAAAACTATAGCTCTGTTTGCCATTGTTCTCTCTTCTGCTGTTTTTTGCATCTGTTCTCCACTAGCACTGTTGTTTATAGAATCCACCACAATAACATCAAAGTTAGGAATTTGTTCTCGAATTATATTACACATTTCCTCTGTTGTTGTTGGAATGACATGTGAAAATTTATGGGGTGTAGACCCCAATGACTCTAAATAATCCGTTGTTAATGTCATTTCAGTATCTACATACAAAATCTTCTTACCTAATTTTTCTACTATCTGTATAGTCAAAGAGGATTTACCTGCAGAGGGTTCTCCTGCAATAAGTATCAGTCTTCCTTTTGGAACTCCCCCATCCGTTACAAAATCTATAGAAGGTCTACCTGTCTTTTTTTTCTTTGGAAATCTAGGGTTTTCTCCTAAATTTACAATGCCTCCCCCCTTGTATAATGAGTTAAAAGACTCTAATGCTTCGTTTATTTCTTCTGACATATAGTTATTTTTGTTGTATTGAACTTAATCTTGACGCTATAGCATTTAATATTTGTTGTGTAGAATTTAGTATTATTCTAACTCTTTCTTTTTGTCTTAATGCTTCAACTACTGCTTCTTCTTTTTCTTTGTTTGCTATACGGGCTAAACTTTCCATTACAGCCACAGTATTTTTATCGCCATTATCATCGTATTTATTTTCTTCTATGAGTTCTGCAAAACTTCTTTTTCTTTCCCAATCAGCTTTGTCATATTTAGATAATGCAGTTGAAGCACTGTCAGACAAATAAAATAGTGTAAGTGATATATTTTCCCTCATATCTTGGAGCTCTTTTACAGAGAAGGACTCTTTCTTATTATCATACTCTTGTATTAGGTCGGATAACCTTAAAAAGGGGTGTTTTGTATCACTCATCTCTAAATTTTTTTATTTTGTCTATATAATCTTTATTTGCAAATATAGTCAAACTTTTACTCTTAGCCAAGAGTTTTTTAATATTTTTTTCTCCTATTTTTTTTACCAAAAGCTCTTCAAACTCTTTATGATGCAAAGATTTGTATCCTTCTACTTGTTCTCTAGCATCCCAAGTATTACTTTGTTTCGATATTAACCATACATTATCTTTATCGTACCTTGTACACATTACGCTTCTATCTATAAAGTGAGAGGCTTCCATTTTATTTTCGTTATAATATCTTTCTTTTACAGGACACCATACTTGATTATAACCGTTTCTTTTTGCATTCTTTAATAAATATCGTCTCTGCCAAAAATCAGCCATTCTTTTTAACTGTCCATTTTTTAAATTATCATAATCTTCTGTTTCAAAGTCTATAAACATAGTTATAAATTAAAAGGTAATTGAGATTTACTATAATCTAAATCTACATCTCTTAGTTTGTTCAAAGGTAATTTTAGTTGTCGGTATATAGCTCTTTTAAGTGCCAATCCGTTTTTTCCTCTGAACGTAAATTTTGTTTCAGGATCCACTATCCAGAATAAATAACTCTCGTGTTTTCTCTTAACTACTGAAACAGGAACTCCTTTGTGTTTACCAAAATTAAATTTAGGGTCTTTGGGTAAATTATCTCCTGTTGTTACCTCATTAAAATAGTGTTTTAAACTTTGCTTTGTAGGTACTAAACTTCCCCCTAAAGCGTAACCTGTAAGCAGCCTGTTGCCACTAAAAGCCGCCCAACCACCACACCACTCTTCATTTATAAATTCTAGGTCTTCTATCGCTCCAAACTTATTGTAGTTACCAGAAATATCTATGACCTTGCCATCTATTTTATCTTCGTGTTTACGTATAACTCTACCAAGAACTTGATAATAAAGTGTATAAGAATTTGTAGGACGAGCAAAAACAATAGAGGAAAGCTCTGGATAATTAAAACCTTGTTTCAGAATTCCTACGTTAACAACAGTTTTTATATTACCTGCCTTAAATTCTGTAATTACCCTATCTCTTTCTGTTTTTTTTAGCTTGGAATGCAATACTGCAGAATCTTCTATTTTAGAAGCCACTCTTTCTGCTTCATCTATTGAAGTAACATACACGATACAACTCTCTCTATCTTCTTCTCTTAGCCTGTAAACAGATTCTACACATTTTTGGACTATATTATTAGCTTCAGAAAAAGCTTCTAGAGATTTTAAAGTATAATCTGATCCTGTTGTGTTTAATTTTAATTTACTCTCATCTACGTTTTCAACGTCATACACAAGCTTTGACCACATGTTATTATCTATCACATCGGAAACTTGTATGACGCTTTCTATGGAGCTATAAATACAATCTTTCTGTCTATTCATCATTGACAGTTTAGTTCCGCTTGCAGAGTTGTTTAGTCTCATAGGAGTTGCGGTAAAACCGAGCAGTTTGCACTTTTTTAACTGTTTATAAAACTTACCTATCTCACTTTTTTTGAGTGAACTGTCATGTGCTTCGTCTTGTAATAAAATTACATCCTTATCTTTGAAAAAGTCTATGTGTTTTTTAAGAGTACCAATAGTTGCAAACGTAACTTGAGAAACTTCATTAGAGTTTAAGGAAGCTGAACAAATAGACGCATCATATCCATACGAAGTATAGGTTTCGTGGTTCTGTTCTACTAGTTCTTTATTAGGTGCTACATTTATAAAGTATTTGTTAGGAAAGTTGATAGCAACATTTGCTATAAGTATTGTTTTACCAAAAGAAACTGGATAAGCAAATACAGCTTTTCTGTTAGTATCCTTTTTTATAAACTCTGTGATTTTATCAATCTCTAACTGTTGTATTGGATAAGGTTTGTACATTTTTACAAATATTTTTTAATATATAAATATAAGCATATTTAGTCATAATACCAAATAAAAACTGTTAAAACTTAGATAAAAAATAGAAACTCCCAGACCGCAAAGAGTCGGTTAGCAACACACCGTTAAACTGTAACTTCGCTTGTAACAATATCCGTTTTAGTACCCTCTACTTGTAGTGTTAAGTACTGTATAAAACCGAAAATGCGTTAGAGTGAAAAACTGTTGTTGTGTTTGTGTGTTGGACAGAGGAAACCCCTTTAGAAAATTTTCATAATCTATTGACCCTCTAATTACTTAGTGGCGATTTCAACCTAAACTTTAACTAAGGAGCTGTACGTTTGAGAAATTTCGTTGACTTCTCTTTACACCCACACACTGCAATACTACCCTTTTCAGTCCGTATCGTCTTATCGTGCCCTCCTGCTTATATTTAGGCAATTTTCCGTAACTATCGGGGAGAACTTCATCGCTATGTTTAGATATTATTTAAATCCTGCAATTATTAACCCGACTTCTGACCCCACATGCACTTTTTCAAGGTGACTGATAAGGGTGTAATGGTTTGATTACCGTTGTTACTAGAAAGATACAATATCTCTCACAATGCAAATATAGCAATAATAAATATAGCTACCAAATAAATTAAATCTTATTTTACAAAAAAAGAAAAACCCCCTTAAAATAAGGAGGCCTGTCAAAAATCACTACTACTACTACTACTACTCAAAAATTATTCTTCTATATTTCCAAAATCGTCTCTTAATACATTATGTAAACTTGGAGTATGTTTGAGCATCGACTTTATGAAACTTTCTAAAATATTAGAGGCTAAATTTAGAGTCATTCTATCTTCTAAATAATGCTCATATAAATATAAATTTATTTCTTTAAAAAATTCTATATTTTCGTCTATGTAAATATTTGAAAAAATGTTTTCGTCCGTTAAGAAAAGCAATTCATCAAAAAATTCATGTATATTAAGTTTTGAATCTTTCATGGTTTTAATTTTTGTTGTGAGCAAATATAATCATAATAAATATAACCACCAAATAAATTAAAGATTCCTAATCAAAATTAAATGTTAAAATGCTTGGAGTTAACAATTAAATAATATATATTTGCAATATATAATTATATAGCATGGCTAAACAATTCGGTATACCTTTGAAGTTTGATAACAAAATAGACTTGGCAAAAAGTTTTCTACAAATATATATGATAGCTAAACCTCCACAACATACTTTGGTTGAGAGAGCCAAAGAAGCACTTGCTTATTTTTTGGTTTATGGTTACTCTAAAGAGGGTGAAAAAAGTCTTACTTTTTCTTTATCTCAACAAATTAAAAACAGTTATGTAAGAGTCATAATTAATATGTTAAAAAACAATGGCTATTTAATTATTGACCCCAAAACACATAAAAAAAGGCTATCAGACGAATTACTAAACTGCCAAGAACAACTATTCAAAAAAAGAAACAGAATATTCACTATAGGATTTATACACACAGATGAGTAAATTTAATAGCGGGGTTGCTTACGATGAAGATGTATTTGAAAAAGCCTTAGAGATACTAAAAGAGGAAGGAGTAGAAACAGACATACATCAACTAAAAAGAGTTTATGAGTTTTCAGCTAAGAATACAAAGAAAGTATTTAATGAAGAGCCTTACTGTGCTATAAACCTTTACCCTATAGGTAGGGCTTATTACCATCTTTATGACACAAATAAAGTAAAAACTGTTAAAAAGAATATGCTTCATTATGAAAATATTTCAGATAAAGCAAAAGAAGTCATAAAAAAACAGGTTGAGGTATGGCAGCAGAGATACGATGATATAAAAATGGAGTACGAACTGTATAGACCAAAAGAAAATGTAAGTAAAAAACATCTCTTTCCACCAATAATACAAAACTTAAGAAGAGCTATAAAAAGAAGAAAGATTAGTTCAAAAGAAACAGAAGAAATTCAAAACAACATCAAATGATTGAAAAACTTAAAAGGATACTTATGTCTAGGGTTATGTATAACCAGAAAGTGCCAAAATGGGTACGTAAGAGGCGTGAAATATGCAATGGGTGCAAATATAACTTTGGAAACAAAAAGTTAAGCGAGCGTACATTTAAAGACTATTGGTGGTATTTTTTAAACGGTTTTAATAATCAATGCACAATTTGCAACTGTGGAATAATATTTAAAACCAAAATAAAAGATGAGTATTGCTCTTTAGAAAACATAGGAAAAGAAATAAAATGGGACATACATGAAAAATAAATATTACACACCAGAAATAGAAGAGTTTCATGTTGGATTTGAAGTTACTTATAATCATTTCAATAAAAGAATAATTCATGTAATTAAAGAAGATGAGTTAAATTATGGAGATTATCAAGGAGTTACAGATTTTTATGAAATAATAAAAAATGAACCATTAGTTAAATACATATACAAAGAAGATATAGAAAGTTTAGGTTTTAAAAAGTCTATGACTCATAATGATTGAGTACGACTATAAAAATGAAAGATATTGGTTATATAAAGAAAATGAAAAAGATTGGAGATGGATTATAAGTGATGAAGAATCTGAAGTGTCATTTGCAGGAAGTATCAAAAAAAAAATCAGAACTTAAAAAATTATTAAAACAATTAAATATAAAATGAAACTAGAGAACTTAAAACCAGAGATGTCAACTCTAACCAAAATAGACAACTTGAATTACAACCTAGACTTTGGGGATATAAAACATAAATCTGACCCAGACCTGAAACTAAAGTTTGAAACAGATAGTGAAGATATAAAAGTAAAAACTTCTTGTGGAGGATGTACGAAAGCTTGGGTAAAAGATGATATGATATTTATAAACTATAATACTAGTTTATTAGGCAGGATCCTTAAACACGTATATATATTTGAAGGAGAAAATAAAATAGATATAAAACTAACAGGAAAAATAAAATAATGCAACAAAATACAGCAGAAAGAGTAGCTTTTATAGCAGAGCTATCAGAGTTTATTCACGAGAGAAAAGATCTTACATTAGGACAAATCCTTTACAGTTTTTGTAGACCTATGGGTAAAGAAGAAAATAGAAATGTAAGCATACTATTAGAAAAGACAGACTCACAGATATTAAACAAAATAGAAAAAGCAAAAATCGTAGAAAATGACAACTGAAGATAAAATTATAGATAGAATACAAGCGGTATTTAAAGATTACCAAGACTACGCTAAATTTTTCGACAAAGAAAGAGAAGAGGTAGAAAAAAAGAAAAAAGAAATAGCAAAATCCTTAGAGAAAGGAAAAAGCTTTGAAGAGTTTCAAGAAGAAATGGAATTTCTTATGTTTGGTTATCAAATCAAAATGCAAGACGTAAGATCTATTGTACAAGATCTAGTTGCACTATATTCTCTTACTTCAACACTAGACATAAAAGATAAGTTGGATGAAGACTTGATAGAGAAAGTTGAAAAATTAAAAGAGTCTAAACGAAAACTAACTTTTGTGCCAACAGAAGATGGCTTAGAAGAAAGAATTAATGGAACGCAAGAGAAAGCAATCAACGAAATAAAAGAATCACCTCAATACGATGCTATTATGAAGATGCTTTCTGATAATTTAAAAGGGTAAAATTTCAAAAGCATAATCGTATACGTAAAATTAAACAACTGTACAAACACTTTTAGACCGAGGCACACCACCTCGGTTTTTTGATTAAATGTTTAACATATTTTAACAATTAATTTAGTTGTAGTATCTTTACACAAAAAAATAAGAATTGTATAATTTTGTAAAAAGCTTTATAAAAGACAACAAGCCTCAAGTTGAGAAATACAAAAAGTATTTCAAAGAAAATGATTGGAGTATACCTGTATTAAATAAAGATACTGAAGGAAATATATCTACATCTAAATATTATTATGTAAAAGATGTAAAGGTCAAACAAAAAGGAGCTTACGTACTATTACACGAAGGCAAAGAATCAGAGTATAAAATACAAGCTAAGATTGTAAAAACTATAGTAGACCGCCTAAAACACTTCCACTCGGTAGTTGAATCAGATATAGGCAAGTCTAAATCTGTGGATAATATGGTTGACAAAATGGTTGACCTAATAGAATGTCACTTAAAGCGAGTTGATAATTATATAAGAAATAGTGATTCTCTTGAATTAAAACAAACCAGTGATTCTTCAGAAAAAACTGAAAAAGATTTTCAGTCGGAAGACATAGAATTTGACAATTTGCTTTACGGAGATAAGTCTGATATATCCGATAAAATAAATAAGCTAGACTTAAATCAAGATAAAGAACACAGTCTTTTAGAGTTACATGGTAATTCGAAAGCACCTCTTGCTATGAGAGATGCCGTAGAGGCTGAATACCCCCATATAAAAGAGTATGTGGAAACATTAGGAATAGATTTCGATTCACCTCCTAAAAATGAAATGTTAATACATGTAAAAAATCCACCTGTATGGAATCCAGACAAACATTATTTTGAACAAGATAAAAAAACACTACAATTCTATGTTGACGAATTTAAAAAACTAAGGAGAGGGATAAAGCTAGGAAGTGTATTTATTTCCCCTTGGATGTATTCACATCTAAACGTGTTTAAAACAGACATACCTACAGAGGTGGAAGAGTTAGATGGTAGTTTTTCGTCTAAGGATGTAATAATGAATCCGCCATTAAGAGATAACGAGTGGTTTATTATACAAGACAATTTTGTAAAAGCAAAAAAGTTAGATAAAATGCTTTTTTTATGTGCGACTAGGAGGGCGGCTAAGACTACTCTTATAGCTTCATTGCTACAGTGGACTGCGCTTGATAAAGGTGGAGAGCTTGTAGTTGCAGGTGGTTCGGCAAAAGATTTAGGGCAGATAGAAAAAAACTTTAAAAAAACAATGCTTCATTCAAATCCTGCATTTTATTATCCCAATATTACTAACGATTGGTCTAAGATGGTCGGACTTGGAGTAAAAAAGAAAAACCAAAAAAACATAAACCCTTGTTTTCTAGCTGTAATAAACTTAGATAGTGGTGCAGATAAAAAATCTGAAATTTTAGCAGGTTTTACGCCTAATGCTTTTGTTCTTGATGAAGCTATGAAAAGTCCATTCAAGACACAATTAGATGGGGCAAAACCTTCGTTTGACTCACCTTACGGTAAAAGGTTAGTACCCATTTTAAGTGGTACAGGTTCCGCAAATGAAGAGCTTACAGAAGATGCCCACCTGATGCTTAAAAAACCAGAGTCATATAATATTCATGTGATGGATTGGAAAGCCCTAGAAAGAAATATACCCGAGAAATACATAACTTGGAAGAGAAGGGATTTTGGTACATATATTCCTGCACAAATGAGTTCAAAAACAGGAATGGTTAAGAGAGAAATAGGTTTAGCCGAATATTTGGGTATAGAGGAAACAAAAGCAATAAAACCCATGAGAATAATGGTAACGCAGTGGGATAAGTCCATTGATATAATATTAAAAGATAGAGAAGCTATTAAAGATGATAAAAAATCTTTAAACAAAGAAAAAGCTTATTACCCAATAGATCCCGAAGAAATATTTTTGTCAGGTAAAGAAAACCCTTTCCCAAGAGAAGCTTTAAGAAGACACAAAGAAAGGATAATAGAAGAAGGTAACGTTGGAAAAAATGTAGAGTTATTCTTTAACGAAAAAACTCAAAAGGTAGAATACGACCTAACATCAAAAGAGGTAGCAGATTTTCCCTACGCAGGAGGATTTCATGACTCACCTGTTACAATTTATGAAGATCCTTTACCTAATGCTCCTTTTGAATTTTGTATAGTAGGACTAGATGACTACAAACAAGAAGAAGCAAGTTCAGACTCTGTAGGTTCATTTGTTGTCATAAGGAGGGATACAGAGAAGGTTGTAGCCACATACCATTCTAGACCTGACCCTCACGGTAAACTCCATGAGCAAGGTAAGCTATTATGTGAACTATATAATGGCCCTGTATTTATGGAGAATGCCGATATGGGGTTCAAAGAATTTACAGACAGATTAGAAGTAACAGACGAATATATACTTAAAAGCGTAGACTTCTTAGGAGATGTAAACTACGATGCAAATCAAAGAAGACAATACGGTTGGCAACCTACAACTAAAAATAAAGCTTATATTTTTAATATAATGTTTAAAATATTAACTAAGAAGGAAGACTACGAAGATTTAGAAGGAAAGATAAGAACTAGGTATAAATTTGAAAGACTGATAAATGACGTCAGATTATTAGACGAAATGATAAATTATAGACCAGGAGGTAATTTCGACGGTTTAACGGCACTTATGTCAGCTTATGGCTATGACTATTATTTAACTGTCACAGGTCAAGCACCAGATAAACCTATGACGGAAGAGGAAAAAAAGAGAAAAAAACAAATGCTAGATAAGAAAAAAACAAACTCTAGGAAAAGAGGAATGTTTCCAGAAAGTAGACGAAAAGGTAGGCTTTGGTAACACATAAAGTTTAACAATTTTGGTTTTACCAAATAATATAACTATTTTTGTATAAAATTAACATAACTGCCACATGTCTTTAGGATCCGATTCGGGTAATCTATATAATAACGTATACAAAGGCTTAGGAGATAATAGTAGAATATCTACTTCTTTACCTCCCCAAGCGTTGCCCTCTTATAGAAAGAAAGAAAAGTTTGCTAAAGATAATTTAGATAGGCTAGAAGAAATAGGACTAACACAAATAAGAAAAAACATTATTTATGACGAGTACTATAGAATGGTTGAAGGAGACCTAGCTTATACAGATTATGAAGAACAACCAGAAATACTAAAGAACGTAGCCGATATAAGGCAGAAAGCCGACATACCTTCTTATGTAAGGCATTTTGATTTAATAGGACAAATAACAAAACACTTACAAGGAAAATACAACGATACAAAACATAAGTTTGTAGTTAACTTTTTTGATGATGTAAGTAAAAATGAGTACGACAGAGAATTTTCAAACAGAATATTTGAGTTTACACAAAAAGCATTCAGTACTGAATTGGAATTAAGACTTCTTAGAAGCGGTGTCTCACTACAAAAAGAGTTTAAGTCAGAAGAAGAAAAGCAACAGTATCTACAGTTTTTAGAACAACAAAAACAAAAATACGATACCCCTCCTGATATTAAAACAGCTATGAGTACCCAATGGAAACCGATAGCTGCAAAGTGGGCTCAAAATGTACTAGCTAGAGATAGAAAAAGGTACTCTCTTGATGAAATGGAAAGAGAGCACTTTAAAGACTTTTTTCTTACAGGTAGATACTTCAAACATTATTTCATAGGTCACGATTACTACATGCCAGAAAGATGGCATCCAGTTGAAACTTTCTTTTCAGAAGACGCTGATATAAAATACCCTCAAGACGGTGAGTACGTAGGTAACATACAAGAGATGTCACCTTCAAAGTTTGTAAACAAGTTTGGACATCTAATGAAGGAGAAAGACATTAAAGAAATTCTTAATGCTTTTGACTATGCAGGTGGAGGCTCTGACACATTAAACAAAAAACCTGGTAAAGGAATAGAAGACGCTTTCACAGGGGACACAGTATTAGTTCCAGATGAAAACTACTATGACAGACAATCTACAACAGAATTGCAGTCAGCATTAAACATGCCTTTAGGTGAAGAAACTTTCTATGACGCAGATGGTAATGAAAAAACAAGAGATGCGTGGGTTCCCAATTATGATTTCCAAAATACAGGACTATACAACATATCTAAATTCTTAAGAAGAGATATTGATGTAAGAGAAGACACCATAAGAGTTGTACAAGCTTATTGGAGGTCTTGGGATAAGATAGGTCTAATATATAGAGAAAATGAATCAGGTATAACGAGTTTAGATTGGGTTACAGATGAACTAGACCAAGAGTTCTTAAAAGAATTCGACATAAATAAAGTAACTAATAAAAGTTTACAAGAATTTATTAACGAGCACGACAACGGTACATTAGAGCCAAACAGTATAGTATGGACGTATGCACCTAGAGTATGGAAAGGAGTAAAAGCTGCAGGAACCAACTCAATACTTAAAAAAGATTTATATTTAGAAGTAGAACCAATGCCTTTACAGATTAAAGGAGGAGAATCTAATATATATGATGTTAAACTTCCTGTAACAGGTATTATAACAAACTCAGAGGCTAAAAAAATAAGACCTTACCAAGTAGAATACAATTATCAAATGAACCTCATGCACTCGCTAACAGAGAAAGAAATAGGTATATTTTGGTTATTTGATATAAGCTTGCTTCCTTCGGAGTTTGATGGTATGGGAGATGCAAGAGAAATTTTACTTAACGTAACTGACATGGCTAGAGATGTAGGCCTTGTACCTTTAGATATGTCCAAACAGAATATGAGAGGACGTTCAGGCCAACAGTTCAACTCAATGATGGCACAAGATATATCCTTTGTCCCACAGATACAACAAAAAATGCAATTAGCTGAATACTATAAAAGCTTGGCGTTGGAACAAATTGGTATCACTAACCAAGATATGAAAACACCTTCTGAGTATGCAACAGCAGAAGGAATAAAACTAGGTCAACAAAACTCTTTCTCTCAAATAGAGCATATCTTTGAGAAGATGGACAACTCTAGGTTAAAAGATTTAGAAATAGGTTTAGCTATAACACAACACTGTCAAGTAGACGAAAAAGATATAAGTTTAGGGTTTACAAGTTCTGATGAAGAGATAGCTTTAGTAAGACAAGTGTTTAGTGATGATAACTTTCATTTAAGACAATTTGGACTGCTACCAGTGGCCGACTCTAAAAGAAAGAAAGAGCTAGAACAGTTCAAAAGTTACCTATTAAGCAATAATGCTATACAAAATGATTTATCTGATATATCAGAAGTAATTACATCTGACAGCTTTTCCAAAGTAAACGGAATACTAAAAGAATCTCAAAGACAAAGGCTAAAACAAGACGAAATAAAACGAAATCACGAAAAAGACTTAGTAGACAGAAATAATCAAGCTGAAGCAGAAAGAACACAAAAAGAAAGACAATACCAACTAACAAAACAAAAAGAAGAGCTTGATAATAGGCTAGAGGTGGCGCATATTCAAACAGCAGGAAGAGTCAAAGATAGGAATGAAGAAAATGGAGACTCTGAAGCCGTGGATAAAGTAGCAGCACAGTATCTCAAAGATGAAGCTAAAAGTCAAAACGAAGTTAAAAAAATAGAGCTTAAAGAGCAAGATCAAAACCAGAAAAATGAAGTAGCTATAGGTAATCTTAAAGCTAAAATGGAAGAGTTAAGAATAAAAAGAGAAAACAACCAAATAAAAAGAGAAGCTATAAGAGCCAAAACATTTGGCGATGTAGTAAATAAAAATTAAATATTTTTTAACATGACAAGTTAAAATTTTATTAATTTGTGATAACGAAACAATAACTATATATTTGTACCAACAATGGCAAGACTAGAAAACCAAGAAGAACAAGGAGCAGGATTTTATGATTTCTCAGAATTAATGGGAGAAAAGGAAAGTCAAGAGGAAGAAGTAAGAGACTTAGACTTACCTGAACCAGAAAAAGAGGAAAAAGAAGAGGAAGAAGATATTGAAGAAGGAGCGGATGAAGAATTAGTCGAAGACAATAATTCTAAAAAAGAAACTCCTGATGAAGTTGAGGAAGAGGAAGAGTTCAAAAAAGAAAGACCTTCAAGTCAAAATAATTATTCTTCATTAGCTAAAAAATACATAGAATTAGGTACTTGGAAAGATGCTGAAGTTGAAATAGACGGAGAATCAGTAACACTTTCAGAATTAGAAGACCTAGACGAAGAAACGTTCTTAGAAATAGTTAAAGCTCAAGATAAAGAAAAAAACACCGAAATAGATAAGAATTTCATCAACAAAGAGGATTTAGATGATATCTCCTTAAAGATTATTGAAATTTCTAAGAATGGTGGAGACATAAAAGATGTTTTAAAAGCAAAAGAAACATACATTGACAACCTCAACACTTACAATCTTGAAGATGAAATGCATCAAGAGGATTTAGTTAGACAGATGTATAGGTTGGACAATCCAAAAATATCTGACAAGCAAATAGACAGACTAGTCGAAGCGGATAAAGTAGATTTGGAATTAGACGCTAAAGCTAGAGATTTTGCAGATAACCTCAAGAAATCTTATCACAGTATGTTAGATAAGAAAAAAGAGGAAGCTTCCAAATTAAGAGAGCAAGAACAGCAAAATAGAAAAACTCTTAGAAAAGACTTAAGAGAGCACTTAACTAACTTGGGTATCAAGAACGATTCAGCTTTAAGACCTTTATTAGACTCTGTAACAAAAGAAACAGAGAATGGCTTTACTGTAGATAATCAGTTTAGAGAAATGAAACAAAATCCAGAGGAACTAGCTGAATTTTTACTTTGGAAAAATAATAGAGAAGACTATAATAAGCTGATAAGCGAGAAACAGACTTCTAAAGCTAAAAAAGACACTTTGGTCAAACTAAACATTGCGAGAGGTAAACACACAGAAGGCAAAAAGGCAAGTAGTAAAAAAGTCAATCCTTCTGAAGATTTAAGTAAAGAACTAAAATTTCTATAAAAATAATCACTACTAATATTTAAATAAATAAAAATGACTCTACAATCAAAAGGAATCCCTACTATAAGAAATGGCAATCAAGCCATTGCTTTTATGAAACAAAAAGAGGTGTCAAAGCATTTCCAAGGATATATGGACAATGCTTCCCTTCGTACATGGTATGAAGAAGACCCAAACAACAACCACTTAGGTTTAATGTCTTTCTGGAATCAGCAAGATAGAGAAAAGAAACCTACTAGTTTGTTCGACGAATTGCTGACTTCTAAGTCCGTAATTGAAGTAAGTGGACAAGAAGGCAGATTTACCTATTCTGTTCCTATCAAGGAGCGCAAAGGTGTCTATACAGAAACTGACATGTCAGCTCAAGATGTTCCAGGTATAGACGGAAGTATTTTTTATATTACTTTAAACAGAGAGTTTGCACCAGGTACAGTACTTACTTATGATGATTTTGATGGACAACAAATTGTTGTTTCTGAAGAAGAAGACGTATTACCAACAGGTACAGGTTACAAACACCCTGTAGTATTAAACACACAAAACAAATCTGATTTCTTTGATTCAGCTCTTTTAGGAAGAGGTATTGAATATTTTGAAGTTGGTCATGGAGTATCTGAATATGGTACTAAGTTTGCACAAGTCCAAATGCCAGATGCACCAGGTTCAATGAAATTTGAATTCAGACTAGGTTCTGCTATTGGTGTAGAAAGTTATGTTACAGCAAAAGCTGCTTCAGCTTCTATGGCTGATGGAATAATTACTGCAGGAACCAAAGAATACATGAACAAGGTAAAGCAAGAAATGGACTCAAACGGTTATGGTGAGTTTGCTGTACGTATGGATTTAGATTCTAACGGAGCTCCACTAAGAGAGACTGCTAATATCGGCCTAACAATGGAGCACCTAACTGAAAAGTATTTACATAAATTGTTAGGGACAAAACTTATGTTCCAAAGCGCAGGGGAAATAAAAACTACAAATGGTGTACTAAGATTCAACGAAGGTCTTTGGAAACAAGCACGTAGAGGACGTATCATTGAGTATGGAAAATCAGGCGGAATTACTCGTCAACATATTAGAGAAGCTGTTGAGTATGTGTTCAGAAAAAAGCCTGATATGCAGTTTGAAAACAGAAGAGTTAAGTTCAAGTGTGGTATGGAAGCATTCTACAATGTGCTTGAAATTTTCAAAGAAGAAGTTAACGCACAAGTATCAAACTTAGCGGCACTATTAGGAGCAGACAGAGTTCTTTCTAGCAATCCAGTTTCAGGAGACCTGCGTAACCTAAAACTAGAGGCAGTAAGATTTACAGATGTATATATCGCACAAATAGGTCAAGTTGAAATCGAACATGACCCTTCTCTAGACTTCGGTTTAAGAGGTGATAGATTTGAAACAGGCATGCAACCACACGGTAGATCCCACACAACTCACACAATGGTTATTTGGGATGTAACTAACCAATCTTATTCTAACAACATGTCAGATATTCCTCAAGGTGCTAATCTTGTAGAAGGTGGAAACGCTAACTCTAGTATGTTTTTGGTCAAGCCTGAAGGTTCATTAATTCACTCAGGAAGAAGTACTGGTCGTTATGATTCAAGACGTTCTTCTGATATTATGGCTACCAGTAAATACATGGGAGAAGAATACTTCGCATGGGCAGCAGGACTTGATGTTTGGATGCCAGACCCAAGTAAAGTTGTAATGATTGAATTGAAACCACAAGCAAGAAAAGGATTTCAATAGAGATTAAATAAACATCTCCCTTAGTCCCAACAACTAGGGGAGATTATTTTAACTAAACCACAAAAAAGATGCAAGAAACCAAAGAAAAAGAAACCGTAATTAAAATTCACGGTATCCCTTTTGAAACAGAAGACACAGTTTATGAGGTAGTCCCCAAGTATGATGCGGATGCCCCTGATGGATTCAGAAACAATCGAACTACTAAGCTATTAGACTTCGATGCAGGAAAGAATACAGTATCAGCGTTATTTGACAGAGATTTAGTATTATGGGATACGGGTCTTTACAAAGACAGCCCAATGTACAGAGGACTAAGTGAAGAAGCTAAAAATTCTTTAGGCAATAAGATAGAAGATCTCATAGTAAAACCTTTCGAAAGAATATATGGAGAAGGTAAATTAAATCCTAGAGATAAAGATTCTGAATTTTGGAATTATACAGACTCTACTTCTTTCAAAGTAGATTTATATCAAGGAAAATTATTCAAGACTAAAAATCCTCTAGACTTACTTCAACTTTTTGTCTGTTTATCTAATAAAGACTTGGCACCTAAAAAGCACGAAAGCTCTCCAAAATTTAGAAAAGCTCAATTTTGTATTGAAAACAAAGAAGAAGTAAGAAGTACAAAAGTGGAGACGGACATGATAGATATGGAAGTAAATGGTAAATTCTACTCTTTACTAAGTCAACCTAAAACGTTGCAACCTATTTTAACTTATATAGGAGTTAAGAACATAAATGTAGAAAACAAAGAGTTGGCTATAACACTTTTCAAACGTTTTGTTGAGGACAAAGAACAAGCTTATCAAAACAAAAAACTATTCTTGGATGCAGTATCTTTAGAAAGCACCAAGAGTGGAAGAAAAGAAATTATATATTATTCTTATCTTATAGATCTGTTGAACAAAGGCAAGCTCAAAAAAGAAGGAGATTCTTATGTTATAGGAGAAACAGAAGTAGGAAGTAACTTAAAAGCAGCCGCTAAATTTATTTCTAAAAAGACTACAATGCAACAGCAAGTAGACGAGCTCAGACAAGAAAATTAAATAGTTGATGAACCCAAACAGGTTATACGAAAAATACCTTATAAAGGTAGAAAAAAACTCCACCAATGATAATTTCTCTACAGATAGAGGAAAGTTTGCTGAGTTGTATAATGAAATATCAGTTAGGTTCATAAAGCTTTTTTTAAATAACAGAAACTTTGATAATTTAAAAGATATACAGGTGTTATTGATAAATGACTTACCTTTAACACCTGATATATCTCAAGAAGATTTTAAAAGCTTTCAGTTGCCTCCAAATTTTTTATCATGGTCTTTTGCTAAAGCTAAAGCTTCAAAAGGAGAGTGTACAGAGCAAGACATAGGTTTGTACGAGATAAGAGACGAAGATAGAGCAGATTTTACAAATAACACATTTTTTAAACCGTCATTTGCTTTTAGAGAAGCACCTTACAATTACACTGAAAACAATATAAAAGTGTATACGGAAGAAGAAATGACAATAACAGAATTATTACTTACTTATTACAAGTATCCAAAAAAAATAATACTTCAAGACACTGAAAACCCAGAGTCACAATTTGAGGATACAGAAATAGAACTTCCTGAACATATAGTTGACAGAATTATATCAGGAATGGTGGGCGACTTCAAGATTAACACTTCTGACCCCACTTACGAGATAGAAAAATTTCGACAGAACGAGAACGTTCAATAACAATAATCACTACTATTAACAATTAAAAATTAAAAATTATGGGATTACATGCACCGTGGTCAAGATTTATGCCTACTCTTAACGGAAACGTTATGACTTCAGGAGGCTCTTTAAATCTTGCAAAGGGACAATTAGGCATCTTTGACATCAAAGATAAAACTAAAGATGGTTTAGTTGCGGTAGACGACTTTTCCTCAGCAGGAGCAAATGACTTGTTTCAGCTTCGTCTAGGTAACAACGAAATTGGTGTTACACGAGGACTATCTAATAAGAACAAAGAGAGTCGTGCATTTAGACTTTCCGAAGTTAAAGGTTTAGATGTATTCGTACCAAACCAAGTAAAAAAGACTGATAAGTTTCTTATTGGTTATGATGGTATCAACGAATCAAAAGCATTAACTTTTAATGTAAATGAACCTGAAATCTTATCTATTAAGTTAGAAGGAGGTATCATTGAAGTGTTAGGTTATGAGTATGGATGTACTACGTTAAATCTACACTTTGAAAAAGAGAGTGCAGACCAAACTAACCAAGAGGTTGTAGAAAAGGCTGTAGAAGCTCTAAGAAGAGACGTATTAAAAGAGATGATACCTGTTACAGATGCTATAAATGTTTCTGTTATCAACAGTGAGTCACCATCTACACCAGCCGATCCTATTGCTCACACATTCTATAATTTGAGTGTACAAGATGCAGGGGGTTCAAATGCTCTAGCAGAGGTACAAGCGCAATTTGGAACTAAAGTAGAAAGAACAGATCGTGATGGACAAACTTCTGTATATACTCTATTACTTCCTACAATTGATGCTTCGGGGGTTCCTGCAGACTTTTCACCAGAGACAGGAACAGATATTTCATGGACTGCTGGGGAAGAGTGTAATGCAATTAGTGAAGAGTATATAATTCAATTAGCTGATGAAGATGCTGAGGGAGATAGACTTACAGAGCTAGAAGAAGCTTTTCCTGATTTAACCATTGTGGTTAAAGAAGTAGAGTCTTCAAACGTAGCAGGTGGATGTCAAACAGTATATTCAACTACAATTGCTTCAAACATTGTATGTGAAGACTGTGACCCTATCTTAAGAAATACTTTTGAAACTGAAGCTCCAAAAAGATTTGGATTTACAGATTGGGAGAAAGGTTCAAAAACTTACAGTGAAACAGCTTTGATGGGAATTAAAATTGAAGGAAAAGAAACTGTAAATGTACCAGGAGAATCTATTAGAGACAGTGTGCCATTTATTGACACTTCTGTAAGAGTGAGTGTTGCAGGTGGATTTAGAAGTTCTGTATTCTCTTCTTTCGTAGAAGGTTCAGGAGATAGATTTGCTGTAAAAGTTTTACAAAGAGCAGAAGACCTAGAAAATTTAGGTGGAGACCTTTGGGGACTTGAAGACAGAGACTTTACTTATTTTCAAGGGTATTCTAGACATAGAAATGTTGACGGACACCAAAACGAATACATTAAGTTATCGTTAGGCGAAGAGACTGTACTAAAAGGAAGTTCTCAATATATTGTGTACACACTTAAAGTGCAACCTAAATCATTCTCACAAGGATTTGCAGGACAATTAGAAGAAGCTTTCAATTATACAATTGCAGTAGAAACAGGAAAACAAGCAGGAGTAGAGGCGTTACTTAACGCAGTAGCTACAGCGGTTGGAATTCCTACAGTATCCGCAAGCTAAAGTTGAAAAATGAACAAAGGGGTGTAAAAACCCCTTTCTTTTAATAACCTGACATCCTACACAGTCTATATGAGAATTGAGAACTACTTGTACAATAAAGCACATCTTTTAGGAGATTATTGGCAGGAAGCAAAAACAGCAATCTACTTACTGTTTGTTTTTTTAAATGTAGATTTAGATATAGTGAAAATTTTGTCTATATTAATGATGGCAGATACGGCACTAGGGGCCATAAAAGCAGTATACTTAAAAGACTTAAGATTTACCTTTGAAAGATTACTATGGGGACTGATTTCAAAAGCTACAATACTTACCATACCAATGGTTTTGGCTTTAGTAGCACTAGGTTTAGGATTTGACTTTAAATGGTTAATAGTCTTAGTCCTCAGAATATTAGTGATTAGCGAAGGTATAAGCTCTATAACAAATATATTAAGTATTAGGAAAAAAGAAAATATAGAAAACACTGATTATATATCCGACATACTAAAAGGTCTAAGAAAGTTTCTAGAATCATATTTAAAAAAAGCAGTATACGATATTAACAAAAAAGATAAAAATGACTAAAGCTCAAATATTAAATATAAGTACTGAAGACCTTTACAAAGGTGTACTAGGGTATTTTGATATACGAGAATTAGTTAGTCCAGGGGCTTACAAAAAATACAAGCATTTTGGCGATAATTTATTTTTATCTAGATTTGATAGAAGATTATTACAAACAATACTTTGGGTAAGAATAAAAAAAGGAAAGTCTATAACTGTTAACACATGGTTATGGAATGGAATCTTTGATGAAAGAGGCATAAGAGATACTTCAACACCTATGGTTCAAAAAAGGGCTACTAGGGATGACTCTTGGTTAAGTGGTCACGTATTAGCTATGGCTTTAGACTATGATGTTGAGGCAGAAACAGCCGAAGAACATAGAAATTGGCTTTTGTCTGTACAGGAAGAACTACCACACCCTATAAGATTAGAACACAAATTAAAAGGAAAACCTATTACGTGGGTACATTTAGATGTGTGTGATGATCCAAAAAACCCAAAAGTATATTTATTTGATATATAATGCCAGACGATAAACTAACATATAAAGAACGCAATGGAAGTACAAGAGTCGGTGATTCACTTCGTTGGTTGGTAAAACAAGGTAAAAATGTAGCACCTGGATTACTAGACATAGCAGGAAGTATTACAGGGATAGAAGGACTTAAAAAGTTATCAGATAAAATAGCAGGAACAGAAGAACTCACAGAAAGTGAGAAAATAATGCTACAGGCTGAAATTGAAATGGATAAGCAAGATATGCTTAACGTTACAAAGAGATGGGAAGCCGACATGACTTCGGATAGTTGGCTAAGTAAAAATATAAGACCGCTGGTACTAGCATTTTTAATGGCTTGCATGTTCATATTTGTAATGCTTGATAGTTCTATAAAGACTTTTATAGTTGCCCCTGAGTGGGTAGAACTATTAAAAAATCTTTTAATAACTGTATGTTTAGCTTACTTTGGTTCTAGAGGAGTAGAAAAATTTAAAAAAATATCTAAAAACAATTAAATAACAATTAAAATGGAAAAAGTAACTTGGTTCAATCTTCCCGCAATGGTCACAGACCTAATGGAAAAAATAGATACTCTTGAATTAGAGAAGCAATCTTTACAAGAAGACTTAACCGTACTAGAAGGCAGAGTAGATATAGTAGAGACACCTTAATAATTCACAATGTCAGACATAGGTAAAATAAAATTAAACTTTCAAGTTTTAGACTCAGGGGATCCTGAAATTCTATTAGTTGCAGATTATTCTAGATGGCGTGTCATAAAAAATATGCCCGCTTATCTAGAAATAAAAACGCCTAATAGAGATGAACCTATAGTTTCTGTATTTGCCAAAGAAAAAACTAACGGTTTTAATTCTTTAAGTTTGAACTTATCTTCACACATTGACTGCGAAGAAAACACTGAAAAATTACCTGATGGTATATACAATATACAGCTTAAAGCAGGTAAAGATGGAGAAAGAGTTCTAGAAAAGAATTACCTTAAAAAGGACAACTTTCAAAACGATTTAGATGAAGTTTGGATAAAGCTAGATTTAGAATATAGTATATTCAATACAGAAATAATGAACAAACTATTAGTTATTGAAGGCTTACTTAGAGCTGCCTCTGCTAATGCTAGAAAAGGATTAATTCCACAAGCCAAAGATGCGTTCAAATTAGCAACTACTAGATTGAAAGCTTATAAAGAATGTAAAGACTGTATATAAGATGCCACAAAGTATAAACACAATTTCCCCCGAATATTATAGAGATAAATATGAGAACAGACTTCTCAAATTTGTAGAAAAAGAGAATATGTGGAAGAGGTTTATGTTAGGCGAAAAAATGGATGAAGGAAGATTTTTACAAACCTTCATGATGTATGACAAAACTTGTCCAGAAAGTTGTTCAATGCTAGATTACATATGGGACAAAATAGAAGGCAAACTTCAAGACAAGTGCCCACCAAAAAGTAAAGGTTTTTATACAGCTATACAAGTTTACAAACAAGAAACAAACGAACCAACACAAGAAGAATCCTGTAATATAATAGGAAATTGTGTGCCAAAAATAGAGTGGTAATGTCAAAACAAACACCTCATTTTTTTGTAATGGCCTTGCCTGCTAAAGAAGATAGATGTGCAAATGCAGTTTATTTTTTAAGAGAAGCTTTAGGGGTAGAGATGTATGTTACAGATTCTAGGAAAAACATTTTTCTAATAGCTGGTGATGCAGACTCTATAGCAAACATTCAATCTCCAAATGGAACTGTTGAAGTTAACTTAAATGGAGAAGTAGTTGAACTAGAAGTTAGTAGTTCTATCTTGGACGACATTGAATCTTTGAAAAATGCTATAATTCAACCACCAAACTATGTACCACCATCTTCTACAGTTGATTTTGGGAATCCTACAGTTGTAGAAGCAGGAACAAATTTAAGTAGGATACTGAGCACAAACTTTTTCAGGAATGATGCAGGAGAAGTAACAAACATCAAACTGTTCAGAGATAGTACTATAATCGCAGATACAGACACAAACCAAAATGTTTTGGCAGGAGGAGATTCTTTTATTATAGGAAGAGAAACAGTCACTCATTCTAGTGAAATAACTTACGAGCAAGGAGGCTTAAAACAGAACAACATAGGAGAAGAGGACTCAACAGGAAGAATACAAGCAGGAACAATAACTTCAAATAAAAGCATAGTGGGAAGATATAATATATTTTTTGGAAGCAGTACCTCTTTTTTTACACAAGGAGCAGATATAAGACAAGATTTAAGTTCCGTATTCGAAAACTCTAACTATTTTTATTTTAATGCTAACCAAAGGTTTATGACTATAGCTATACCTCAAGTTATAAATACAAACAGCATAAAAATAACTACTTCCAACAACGAAACGCTTACTCAAAACTTCTTAGACAATCAAAGAACACTTACAATAACAGATGCAGACTTTAACCCTGTAACTTACAACTTATTAGAATACTCCACAGCAATACCATTAGAGGTAACTGTAAATGTAACCCTTTAAAATATACCAATGAGCACTTTCAATTTAGCCAATTTAGTAAAAATAGTAAACCCTTCTTCAAACGTGGATTTCTACTACGGAGTTTGGGATAACGTCACAGACGCAGTATTAAATGTACCACAAGCTGTAAGAGCAAAAGGTAAAACAGTAGGTGTATTAGATGGCACTAGTGTTGTCGAGTACTGGTGGAAAGATGGTACAGAAGACTCTGATTTAATAGAAAAAGGAGTTGAAGTTGATTTATCTGAATATCTGACTAGCACTCAAATAAATCAATTACTGAATAATTACTATACATCTGACCAAGTTGACACTTTATTAGAAAATCTTGATTTAGATCAACTAGCAAATTTAGAAGAAGAAGTTCCTGCACAAATTGTAGCGGGTAACATAAATATAGGTGATATATTAGAAGAAGGCCTGTCTTTTACAGATTTCGTAAAATTACTACTACTCTCTACTTACGAACCAACTTTGATATCACCATCTTATAACTTGTCTACTTCTATAACAGGAATTAGAGAGGTAGGTTCTACAGCCAACATAACCCTCACAGGACAATTTAATAGAGGCCTTATAAGAGGGGACTTGGTTTCAGGATCATGGAGCCCAAATGCCACCCAAGACTTAAGAGCAGGAGCAGCATCAGGGTATAGCTTTGATGGAACTAGTCAGGCGGGCGATACTATATCTTTTTCTCATGTGGTAACAGAAGGACAAAACGAGTTTGAGTCTATAGTGACTCATCAAATAGGACCGCAGCCATTAAACAGTGAAGGGAATAATTTTAATTTCCCTTTTTCAGCGGGAACTATAGGTGATAACAATGTGCAACTTGTAGGAAGGTACAGGCAATTTTTTGGTTCAGTTGCAAACTTTCCGACAACTTCTTCAGCAATAAGGAGTTTAAACTCAAACTTTAGTAACACAGATAGGTTTACGGTAAATATAAATACCACTAGATTTACTATTGTAATCCCAGATACTAAAGACTTGGTGAATGTGACGACACAGAACAACGAAAATATAACAGGTAACTTTTTAGAATCTACTATAAGTGTGGAAGATGGAGGAGGAAATCTAGTAAATTATAAGATTTTTAATCTACAAACAGCAATTCCTTTGAATGTAATGGCAGAGATAACATTAAGTTAAGAAAATGGATAACACTTTTAATTTAGCGAATACTATAAAAGTAGTAAACCCTGAGTCAAATGTTGACTTTTACTATGGTGTTTGGAACTCTTTGGCTGAAGCAAAGTCCAGGGTACCTCAAGCTGTAAGAAAAGTAGGCAAAACTGTAGGTGTTGTAGAGGACGGAGAGGTTTTAGAGTATTGGTGGAATACAGGGACTGCTGATAGTGAATTAGTATTAAAAGAAAATAGTGCAGGAATTTTTACTAGTTCTATAAATGTACCTTCATCGGGATTGATTTTCGGAGATAGTACAGTACTAGCTCAACAAATAGCTTTTGATATAAATAGAAGAAATCCTTTCACCATATCTAAAAATGAAGTTCCTTTTTTTACTACAATATTCAAAGACATATTTGCTATATGCGTGTTTCAAAGAAAAGACGTAGTAGCAGGAGACTATGGAGAGGGGAATAATACAGTAGAGGCTTTTCAAATACAAGTAATATCAAAAGAACTTCTTTCTACAGGAAGTCTAGAAGGGGGAAATACAGAGACAATAGATGTAGGAGATATAGGTTCACAAGAAATTTGGGAATTTGTAAGTGCAAAAACACCACCTTATAATTTACAAGATGAAACTGAAGCCTACACTATATTCAGAGCAGAGCAAAATGGAAGTAACCAAGCATGGTTATACTCAGGAGATACTGGTCCAGTAGGGCTCGGAGTATATGAACCAACGGAAGAAGATTTTAGTAGAATAACCGATGAAGAGTTATTAGACTACTGTAAATGGGAAGCAGATACAGCTACAACAATAAGACCCAAAGAAGGTAAAAAAATAGATGTAAATGTAATAGAAAACCTACCTAGTTTTGGAGACTTATCTGAGTTAGACACGGTGTCAACTGCGGAAATAGATGATGATGCAGTAACAGAGCCAAAGCTAAGTCCAGAAGTAAGGACAAAGTTAAATGAAAGCGTTGGTTCAGGAGGTTACGCAGGTAACGTTTATTTTACTAATTTAGATAGTATAAATGTACCAGCTTATAAACAATTAAGCTATTCAGATGATAATAATGCAACTACCATTAATACAGTAGTAAACGATAACGAAGTCTTAGTACAAGATTACATCTTTAATACTGATTTAGCAACTACCCAAATACCTTCGGGGTTGTGGGTGCTTAATTCTTTTGTAAGTACAACTGCTTCACAAGGAATTACAAAATTAAGATATGAAGTATTTAAAAGAACAGTAGGTGGTACTGAAACGATTTTATTTACTTTTGATAGTAGAGAAATAAATAACTCTATAGCGGAAATGGTTGCTAGTCAAATCTTTAAACCTGCTTATGACACAAATGAGACTGATAGATTAGGAATCAAAATTTATGCAAATACAACAAGGACTAGTAATGTAACTGTAACTTTTCAAGTTGGAAATGGTAACGGGAGTTATGTTACTACACCTTTACAAATTATTCACTCACAATTAAGAGGACGTGATGAAGTAAATTCTCATCCTATTAGTGCTATAACTAATTTAGAAAGTACTTTAGTTAATCTTACAGATAGAAACTCTATAGAAAATATTGAAGATAATGGTGATGGAACTTTAACATTTACATATATAGATGGAACTACTTTTACTACTCCTAGTTTAATAGGACCTAAAGGAGACGATGGAAATGATGGAAGTGTTGGTGATTCTGCTTATGATGTTTGGTTAGCAAATGGAAATACAGGAACTGAGCAAGACTTTATAGATTCAATTAAAGGAGAGGATGGTGCTATTGGTTCTGATGGTGCTGACGGTGATTCAGCTTATCAAGTATGGCTAAATGCTGGCAACACTGGAAGTCAACAGGATTTTATAGATTCATTAACTGGACCACAAGGACCTAAAGGAGACACAGGAGACACGGGACCTCAAGGAATACAAGGAGAAACAGGACCACAAGGAGAAACAGGACCTGCAGGCGAAGATCTTACAGCAAGAACCAACAAAACAGTTACAGCATCTAGTTATATTCTATTAGCTACCGATGTAGATAAGTTTTTAATATTCTCTAATGCGTGTACGGTTGTAGTACCTAATGGGCTAGCTGCTAACTTAGAGTTTCAAGGCAAGCAAGGAGGTACAGGTCAAGTCACATTTTCAGCAGAATCAGGAGGAACTTTAAACGTGCCTTCAGTATTCTTAGCAGAGACAGCAGAACAGCATTGTTTCTTTGGAATCAGAACCGATGGGAGCGATGTAAGCACAATCTTAGGAACTTTAAAATTAGCTTAATATGAACATGGGAATTATAGCAGCTAGTAGATTGAGAGCAGCAGCTTTAAATCCTTTTATTATTGAAGTTGACACTTCAAAGGCTGGAAGTGCTTCAGATGCTTTTGAATTTACAGGAGCTGTAGGAGATTATGACGTAGTAGCAAAACAAGGCGGTTCTGTTGTGCAAACTTTTAATGATTTATCTAATCAAGAAACTATTACATTTAGTGGTGGTAGTGGTGTTTATAATTTAGAAATTACACCAAAAGCTACAAATGGATTTAATAGAATACGATTTGATAGGGGAGGGGATAAGCTAAAAATTACAGACATTAAGCAATGGGGAGATGTTGTTTGGTCTACTTTTGATGCTGCTTTTAGGGATTCTGAAAATATGACAGTAACAGCAACCGATATTCCTAATTTGAGTTTAGTTACTGTTATGGAAGAAATGTTTCGTGGTGCTTCATCCGCAAACCCAGATACTTCAAATTGGGACGTAAGTAATGTTAATGATATGAGAAGTATGTTTTTCAGTGCAACATCAGCAAATCCAGACGTTTCAAACTGGGATGTAAGTAGTGTTGATAATATGTATTTAATGTTTCGTAATGCAACATCAGCAAATCCAAATGTTTCTAACTGGGATGTAAGTAATGTAACTATAATGAGAAGTATGTTTGAGGATGCTTCAATCGCAAATCCTGATGTTTCTAATTGGGATGTAAGTAGTGTTGATAATATGTATAGAATGTTTGACGGTGCTTCATCAGCAAATCCAGATGTTTCTAATTGGGATGTAAGTAATGTTGATAGAATGGGTAATATATTTCGTGATTCAAACCTATCAGTAGAAAACTTAACAGCTATATATGAGAATTGGTCACAACTATCATTGAAACAAAATGTGGAGTTTGGTGCAGGGACAATCAAATATAATTTTTCGGGTCAAACAGGTAGAGATATATTAGTTAATACATATAATTGGACTATTACAGACGGTGGAGTTACAAGTGTACCATTTATCATAGAAGTTGATACAACTAAAGCTGGAATATCTAATTCAGAACAATTTGAATTTACAGGAGCTGTAGGAGATTATGACGTCGTAGCAAAACAAGGCGGTTCTGTTGTGCAAACTTTTAATGATTTATCTAATCAACAGACTATTACCTTACCTAGTTCTGGTGTGTATGTTCTAGAAATTACACCAAAAGCTACAAATGGATTTAATAAAATTGCTTTTGATAATGGTGGAGATAAGGATAAGATTACAGATATAAAAAATTGGGGGACTATTGCTTGGAGTAGTTTTGAAAATGCTTTTTTTGGTTGTTCAAATATGTTAATAACTGCTACAGATGTACCAAATTTAAGTTTAGTTACTAATATGAATAGGATGTTTTCTAGGGCATCATCAGCAAATCCTGATGTTTCAAATTGGGTTGTTAGTAGTGTTACGAATATGAGTTTTATGTTTGCTAATGCAACATCAGCAAATCCAGATACAACAAATTGGGTTGTGAGTAGTGTTACTAATATGAGATATATGTTTTCTGGTGCATCATCAGCTAATCCAGATACTTCAAATTGGGATGTGAGTAGTGTTACTGATATGTTTGCTATGTTTTATTTTGCATCAATAGCCAATCCAGACACTTCAAATTGGGATGTGAGTAGTGTTACTAGTATGTATGCTATGTTTAATGGTGCA